GTTGTTGTTGCTGCTTATGCTGCTACTACTGCTTATTATGATGATGAGGTTTCTCGCCAAACTAAGCGAAAAGAGCAGGCGGAAAAGCTGTTGGAGATTTTGAGGGGGTGTAAATGAAGGATGTTGAAGTCAAAAATGCAGTTATTGTAAGTGCTGAGTTAACTACGGGCGACCACGGACTTCTTAGTGGTTGGGTAACGCTGGATTACGGCGGAAGCGGTCAGGGTTTTGGTGGGTATAGTCTTTATTTACCCAAAAACTTTAAACATCATCAGCTATTAAGCCACGCAGGTCATTGGATCTGGCGTGTAATGGAAGTAGCAGGCGTAGAGGAGTGGTCGAAACTAAAAGGCAAGACTGTGCGAGTGCGTTGTGAGCACAGCAAAGTCCACGCCATTGGCCATATTGTAAAAGATGATTGGTTTGAACCAGGAATCGATTTCGCCGAGAAGAAAGAGTGATCGCAAATATCAAAAAGAAGCTAGAAGCGGATTTGGAAATCATTCAAAACACCAAATTTGTTGAGCATATGGTGCGGACCTACGAAGCCAACACACTGGCGTTGTTGCGCGCAATTGACGCATTAAAGTTTTATGATGCTTGTGAATATGAGTATGAATCACGAACTAAATGCGATTCACAATTACAGTGGGTTGCTGAGGAAGCAATCAAAGAAATTGCACGTGAGCTTGGAGTAATCGCTGATGCTCCGGAGGTGGAAGAATGAATACCATAAAAGTATGCTTGTTTTCAGTTAAAAATAGAGAATCAGGTTTTCGAGAGCTTTGGAAACTGACTGGTACTCCACTTTCAAAAACCACATTTAAAAAAGCATTTCCTAATAACTATGATTTACGCACAATTCGATGGATTTACAGTTATATCGAGGTGTCTGGCTATCAAGGCATGTCTGTTTCACCACTTTACGATAGCCGAGACAACGTTTTCATTGAAACTCCAGAGGTGGAAGAATGAAAACTCTCAACGAATTTATTGACGAGCAATTGGCCATTGAGGAGAAGGCGACGCCAGGGCCGTTTCATGCCGTAGTCATTGCTGACTTGTTTTTGACCAACACGGGAGAGTCGGTAGAGCAGGTCATGGAAGATGAGTGGGTAGTAACAGCAGCCCGCAATCACTACCGACCTCTCTTGCTGGCGTTGAGGGAGGCCTTAGACGAGTTGGAAGATCATACAAATGAAACGACTGGGTATTATAGCTGCGCATGCACCGGAGACTCCCACGATACGAAAAGGACTCTCAAAAAAATCCGCGCCATTCTTTTGGGGGAAGACAAGTGACACTTGAGGAATTTAAAAAATGTGCCACAGTTTATATAGATTTGCGAGACAAACGAAAACGTATGTACCACTACAATGAAACGGCGTTTAGAAATGATGTTGGTTTTTATGAGTTAAGAAATCCGTATAAACTTTCTTTTTTGTATAAAAAACTCGTAGAGAAAAAGATTAAATGAAGTTCAAGCCGGGGAGGCAATCTCGGCCCGCAGTAAAAAATTTTGTTTTGTCTGAATGGCACCGTTGTGTCGCTTAGGACAAACCAGCACAGTGGCGGCATGCTGTTTCTAATGAAACAGTTGCAAACAACACTATAAGCGAAAGTGCTCAATACTGTAATAGTGAGCGCAGCCGAGGGAGGCAATCTCGGCCCACTGTGCCCCCTATTTTATACTACTATTTTTCCCACAACTTAGATATTCGGTCTATTTCCGCGTCATTTGGAGCGTAGTTTAGATAGTGATCAGTACATACTTTAATGGTATCTCCAATATATTGGGCTATTAAGGCTATTTCAACACCTTGTGTCCTCAGTTCAATGGCGTAAGAGTGCCTTAAATCGTGTATGCGTATGCCAAAAACGCGTTTAAATGCCCTATAAACGCTTTTGTAGTTCATCCTCAGTTTGACCTTCTTTTCTTGTGGAAACGCGTTATAGGTCATTATAAATGATTTTAGTGGGGGTATAATGGGGGATCTTCGGTTAAGTTTCTTGTTTTTCGTCCTTCCTAGAACCCCCTCTTTGCGAATCTGATGGGTTATGAAGACGCTTTTATCATCTATTTTAGCTACCGGGAGTTCTCCCCATCGACATCCGCAGGCAAAAAGACTGCCTATTACTGCTTGATGGTCTGGTATTAGATTTTTTATCTTTTCTAAAAACTCTCGGAGGGTGACATGGGCCACTTCAAAAGGTTTTGGTACTGGAGGGTTGTCTAGTTTGAATCCACGTTTAGAAAATAAAAGCAATTCATTTAAGGCGCGGGTAGTTTCAAACCGTCTTGCATTTGACTCTATTAAGTTAAGACGATCCATCAGTTGGAATTCGTCGGCCTCTTTTAGGGGAAGGTCTCCAATCCGCTCTACGGCCGAGATAAGCCTACGCCTTAATTCGTTAGGTCTAACTAATCTGCTTCCTTTTCTTCTTAACTTATATCTATGGCATTCTTCTACCAGTCTCAGGTTAGACTGGGACACCGGAACTGGAGCCGGAAGAAATAACCTCTTCAACCTAGCCTCTAGTTCGTCTCTTGGAACCCCTCGTTTAAGTTCTAAATTAATCTGATCTATACGAGGGTCTTGTATGGTCTTTCCCTTTATTACAAGGGCGTAGGTTGCTCTCCATTTATTTGGACGTTTTATTGTAGCCATTCTATCCACCTATCGGTATTCGGCTACCGATCTTGAATTGACCGGCTACCGAAAATTGTTGATAAGTGAGCCGACAGCCGGACTTGAACCGGCGACCTGCTCATTACGAATGAGGAGACCTACCGAGCATCGGTGATTAAGTCAAGACAAATAACGCATCGCGAGTCTTATCGGAGTAAACTAAAAAAACTTTAGGATCGGATCTTGCATAACGTGACACGCCGTGTTATAATGTATCTAACGTTGGATGGGTTTGGGGACAGCTGTAGCAATCTATCCACAAAAAGATTGCCTCGGTTGGAGTGGTTATCCTTTCGAGGTTTATTTAGAACCAAATAAAAGGAAAAACTAATGTCAGATCAAAACACACAAGCGTGGGCAGATCGCGTAAAGCAAGATCTCGCCACTACACCGACTAAAGAACTTAAAGAAGTTGGTGGAAGTTTCCCTAAGGTGGATATTTTCTATCAATATGAACCGCCTAAACCAAAAGCCCCGCCTTCGGCACGTCAATTGATGCCAGGAACGGTAATTTTGGGAACTTACCGAGGTTCGTTTACGGCTAAAAAGTATGGAACCATTTATCACAAAATTCAGACAGAAAATGGTTTGGTAGCTTTAGCCGGATCTCCAAAAGGAGCGGGGCAACTTAACAAGCGCATGGGACAGGTTGTAGAAGGTGCTGAAGTTAAGATTGTTTACAATGGTAAAAAGGTCATTGAAAAGGGTCAGTTTGCTGGACAAGAGTCCAATGACTTTACCATTGCAGCTTCTGAACTAAAAGTTGCTTAAATAAATTAGGCCCGTAGTACATAAAGAACACGTTTGTAGTCATAGTTTCCCTTATATGCTGTAGCTGTGTGTTCTTTGACCTTTTGTGTACTACGGGCTTTTCTTTGTCTTGTTTGAGCATTTCTAAGGGGGATTGTGTGTTTAATGTGGGGGATAAAGTCATTCTGATACGCGGATCTTTTAAGGGAACTGTGTGTAAGGTCGTACAGATAGATCATGCATATACCTTAGAAGCTATTACCCATCCGTATCTGTTTATTACTATCCCAAAAAACTCTGATTGTATGGAGTTGATTGAGACAGACTCTTTATACACCCCTCCCCATAATCCTGAAGTTTCCTCGGAAATTGCCTTAAAAACACAAGAACAGCATTTATGCCATTGTGAGCTTCAGGTGTTATTGAGTGGGTGTAAATGCGGGGGCAAATAATGCATGGAATTGCGATGGAGGATTGTAATCAATGAGCGAGAATTTGAAGACGCCATTTCAGACTGGAGTGGATCAGTCGCTTGCGACGTGGAGACGTTCAGGACAAAACCAGAGTCAGGACAGTTACTCGGAATCTCTCTTTCCCCTTCTAATAACGGCACAACGCAGTGTCAGGCTCTCTACGTCCCCTTCAATCATTTCGAAAACGGTTTATTCACCAGTAGAGTTAGTGACTGTCTTGTGCGACGTCTCGGAAAATTTTTCCAAGATACAGATCTTATCGGCCACAACTTTACATACGACAAAAGATGGGTTGATTCTAAGGGCTATACAAGCCGCTGGGTTGGAGACACGCGCATTGCATGGCACCTTGCAAGCGCTCCTGCAGGACCAAGACCCTACGACCTTAAATCCCTCCAAATAGAGCTTCTTGGTTGGGAAGAACGTGGGGATAAACAGTTAGAAGAGAATGTTAAGTCAAAGGGTGGGGTGCTAAAAAATGGCGATCACTACCTTGCTGACTTAGACATTCTTGCTAAATATGCTTGTTTAGACACATTCTCCACTTCACAGGGCTGGAACGCCCTTAAACCGTTTTTTGACAAACATTCCTATCATTGGATGTTGCACAAAATGATGGAATACAACCTACTCCTGGAACAAAACACACGGGAGGGAGTAGAGGTTGATGTTGCTGGGCTACAAAAAGCCCATAATAGACTAATCCGCAAAAGAGATGCGGCAAAGAAGCGCTTAGATAAGGCGCTAGAGCCTTATATCCTGGAACTAGAGCGTGATTGGTTACAAATTGATTTAAACTCTTATTCCGATACTGGAGCGGGACGCTCTGCTAGGGAGACTTTTCTTAAAAGCCCGCATCGTTGGAAGCGTTTTAACTGGAACAGTGATCCAGATAAGCGCCTACTTTTCTATCACAAGCTTGGTAATGAGGTTATTTATCTTACAAAAGGGAAGAAAGAGCCCGCTACAAATTACGATGCCATAACCCAAATGAAGGGGGATTGGGTCGAAAGTTACTTAAAGTATGAAAAAGCTAACACACTTGTAAGTAATTTTACTTCTCCTTACCTTGAGGTGATCGAAAACGGTAAGATTCACCCGGGGTTTAATATCTGCGCCACAGTCAGCTATCGGCTTGGAGGATTTAAACCCTATTTATTAAACGCACCTTTTGACGAAAAGGAAATCTATAAGAACTTTAGGGTTCCAAAAGATTGGGTTGGGGTTGGGGGTGACTTAAAGGCTATTGAGCCTTGTGTAACGGCACATTATAGTGATGACCACAACCTACTAAAGGTATTTAGGGATGGACTTGGTGATATTTATTTAGACTTGGCATTGGGACTATTCCCCCATGATCATGAGCTTAGGTTAAATTACAACCCTAGAGAGCCAGTTACCGACGCAATTAAGAAACGCTTTGCCCGACAGCGTAAAATTGCCAAAATCATCCATCTTGCGGTCTCCTATACCGGAACTAAAACTACGGTGCACAGAAACCTTCAAAAAGAGGGAATAGATGTTTCCATTTGGGAAGCGGATCGACTGGTGCAGGCCTACTGGAAGACTTTTTATAAGGTAAAACGGCTTGCTGATCGATTGCGAGAGCTCAATCGCAGGGAAGGTTTGTTAAGAAATGTTATTGGTAGAATTATTCGGGTTCCTGACCCAGATTATAAAGATCTGTTTAATCGCTTCATTCAGTCTTCCGGACATGACGTGCTTGTTTTATGGGTTCTTGAAATTGCCAGACTCTCCAAAGAATGGGGCATTGACATGCGTCCCGTAGTCATAGACATCCATGATTTTACCGGTTGGATGGTTGAAAAAGAAAACAAAGAAGCTGGGATGCAGATTCTTGAAAAAGCCCTTTCAAACGTCAACGATCAACTTAAACTCTCCGTACGTGTTCAAATGGAAGGAAAGTACTTTAATACACTAGCTGGTATTAAAGTAGAAGACCTATAGCCTTAATAAGATATCGGCACAATATTTGCTATTGCAAAAAATGTCACAGTGCGGTATAATCTTATTATGGGTTGGAAGAACGTTGCGGTAGCGCTGGCATTAATAAGTGTATCCAACGTTCTTTCGCTTACCCCCTCAGCACAATATATACCGTTACAATGGTATTGTGACTATAAATACTGTATTAACATACTTGCTGATGAGTATTCGTGGAGCTTTGTGGCATGTCGATAAAGGATTTATATGCTTATTACATTGTTTCTCCTGTTAAGTCTCACACTACAGTGCCTGCTATTGCTCATAGGGATCAGCTTGGTACCGGCTTCTCCAGCTTATATGCAGTTACTAAGGAATCGGCCGAGGCGATTATCAAAGCAGGAACTACGGCAGGATTTAAAGGTTCTGTATGGTCAGAACGACTCTGGATCGACATCGACAGCTATGACAAAGCCGATGCAGTCGAACAACGATTAAAAAGTATGGGGGTGGATTTTGTTGCTTTCGATTCTGGCGGTAGGGGTGTTCATTTTGGTGTACTTCGCAGCGCTGATGCTTCGCATCTACTTCCAAATACAGACAAACAGTGGGTTAGAGGGCACTTTCCAGAAGCAGACCTCTCAATCTACGCCCACTTACACCTCTTCAGATTGGCTGGAACTCTCCACGAAACGGGCGGAAGAAACAAACGGTTGGTTACTGAACAAAGAGGGTCACTGTTAATAACTCCCCCTCTTGTTAGGGGGATCAATGCAACAAATAAAGCCTCTGATATTTCTTACAGCAGTACTGGTTTACCTGTTTTTAATTGTTTTCGCGTAATGAGTAACAGCGTCCCGACAACAGTCGGGAATCGACACCCGACGTACGTAAAATTAGTACACGCCTTAAGAGACGACGCAAAAGTTTCTATTTCTTTAGCTCGTTGGTGGCTTGGGGAAGTGAATCGTATGAGTCAAGAACCGAAGGACGATGATTCATTAGATCAAATAGTAAAGAGCATTTACGGGGAGGCTGCCTAATGCACTGGCTGTTGTTGGTTGTAGTTTCCATCTTTTTAATAACTTTAACCGCTCAAGTGGAGATTGAAAAAGAGCTAAGAGACATCAGAGCACGACAGGAAGTTCAAAAGATTAGAATGGAGACAATAGAAGATGAGCAAAAAAAGCTCGTTACTAAAAGATCCGTTTCTAAATGAAGAACAATTAGATTTTGCAAAAAAAGCTTTAAGACAAGCGTCGTATCGATGGCCCTCTAGATCAGAGGCCTGGAAGTTAGCAAGGGTTGATAGGGGAGTTTATGAGTGTCGTTTGTGCAGAGTTCGCGGAACTAAAAAGCCTGCTGGAAAAAAAGAACCAAGAACAAGTGACATCAAATGGAAGTACGACCACATCGAACCGGTCATTAGGACAGCTGGTAGAGAGCAAAGTCTTGGAGAATTCGCCGCAAGACTCTTTGTCTACACCGACGGATGGCAAATCCTCTGTAAACCCTGCCACGACCTTAAATCCAAAATCGAAAATGGTGATCGATACAGTTCTAAAAGAAAACAAAGAGCTGCTAAAAACTCTGGAAGCTTACAAGGAAAAACAGTCCAAAATTCGACCAAGCCTCCTGCCAGTTGAAGTTGTAATTGAAGGAACAAAGGCAATGGAGTTTGGCGCTTTAAAATATGGCGCGGATCAATGGAAAGAAGTTGATATGGATGCCCGGCAATTTATGGACGCTCTGGAAAGACACCTAATAGCACTAAAGCAGGGTGAAATGCATGCCCAAGATAGTGGCGTACATCACTTAGGTCACATCATTGCAAACTGCGGAATTTTGCTAAATAAGTTTGGCGGAAAATTCTAGTGATTACTAGTTTAGTAAGTTTTTGGTTGGCGTGCGGAATTGCGGGGTCAGGGCTTTCATATCTAACCCTGGTATTGGCGGCCCCTTACGATAAGAAAGCTGAGGAATATTTAAACAATCAATTTATCCCTGCAGTTTTGTTTCTATTTGTTTTTCTTGGTCCTTGGATTCTTTATCTGTCTGCAAGAAAGTTGTGGAGAATGCGATGAGCTATAAACGAGAGATTGAACGTAAATATATTTTAGGTGAGACATCGTATGAAAACGCAAAATTTCGTTTAGACATCCTGTTTCCGGAAGCAGACGTAAATGAATCTGTTTCTACCGATACATTTTGGGATCAAGGTGGGGTTGATTTTATCCGTCTTCGCCGTAATACCTCTGAGTTAAGCGTTAAAGTTACTGACAGAGGTACCATTGAAAACCGCATAGAAGAAAATGTGGTTGTAGCAGATTTTGATACTGCCAAACGATTCGCAGATTTAGTTTTTGGAGATCCTGTTGGAGAGTTAGAAAAGAATTTCTGCGTTTACAAATTGGGTGGGGGAGTTGAGTTGGCGCTGTACACCGTTACGGGCGATGAGCGAGTGTTCCTAGAAGTTGAGGCCCCCACCCTTCAACAAGTCATCGAGCATTCAGAAGAGCTACATCGTCATTTTTTAATGCGACAGGAAACTAGAAGTTTGTATCAGCTAATCATTGGAGAGGCTGCATGACAAAAAAACTATATCCAAACTCAAGATTGCAGGTACTCAACAAGTTAAAACATTCCATAATTATTCTGGAATTGAAGATAAGTTTTTCATTGATGGGAGAGCGATCTTAAATGAATAAAGTTGTAATTATTTCAGACACCCATTTCCCATTTCATCACAAAGAATCTTTAAAAAAGGTTCTTAAACTAATTAAAAAAGAGAAGCCAACGCATGTGATACAGATTGGAGACTTGTTGGATCAGTATGCGCTTTCTAAGTATGCCCGGTCGTATGACATAGAGACCCCAAAAACAGAACTTTCAAGAGGTCGTGAAGAGGCCGAGGCTATGTGGAAGGGTATTCAAAAGATAGTTCCAAAGGCCGAGTGCATTCAGCTGCTGGGAAATCACGATGTACGGGGACAAAAACGTCTGCTTGAGAAGCTCCCTGAAATGGAAAGTTTGGTAGACATCGCTGGACTTTATAAATTTAAAAAGGTCCGCACCTTAAAATCAGACAGAGACTTTGTAGAAATAGATGGGGTTATTTACGTACACGGTTGGTTAAGCAAGTCATTGGACCATGCCAAGCACTTTAATAAGCCAACAGTACATGGTCACAGACATCGCCCAGCACTGGAAACCCAAGGCGGACTGTGGAGCATGGATGTCGGTTATCTTGGGGATGAATCAGAGCTCCCATTTTCTTACACGATGTCAAAACTTACTAATTGGACTTTAGCAGTTGGTGTTGTGGAAAACGGAAAACCCCGGTTGGTGTTGTTATGAGCAAAAAACAAATAAACTCAAAAATGGCCCCCATTGTGATGGTTCACTTTCTTGACCACTGTTATTGCGGGGAAGGGGTCCCTGATGGTGCTCGGAAGTTTCTAGCAATAGGTCTCGTAATAAAAGAAGATGCTCATGGGTATTTCTTAGGTCATTGGGTGGACGCGGAAACTCCAAAATCCTCTGCTGACGAGGGTCAGATTGCTTCTTATATCCTAAAGAGCACCGTAACACATATTGAGGTCCTTTCTCACCTACCCATGACGGGGGAAAAATGACCTACATTATCCTGGCTTTAACATCAATAATCGGAATCCTGGTTACCCTTCTCCGCCTTAAAGGCTCTGCTTTGCACAAAATTCAAGTTGAGTTATTGGAAAGCCGTTTGGATTCGCTAAACAAGCAATATGAACAGAAATTGGATGTTGCTAAGGCTAAATATGCCAAGGCTTACGAAGAATATTATGACAGTTTAACGGGTAAAGATGATGAGAAGCGTTAAAATAGCCCTTTTTTGCGTTTTAATGGCCCTAGGAGCCCATTCCGAATCGATGGATGCTTCAACCCCTCAAATGTCTGCAGAACGCTGCCAAAGGGCTTTAAACGCGTGTGATAAGGCAATAGAGGCCGGAAAAGATCTCATTTCCGCTCAAGACCTTTCTATTAAGAGCCTTAAGTCCCAAAATGACGTGCTAAAGCAGCAACTGGTAGATTCAAAAGAAAAAGAGCCTACAATCCCAACCTGGCTGGTGTTTGTAATAGGGGTTCTAGCCGGTTCAACAGCTGCTTTAGTAGCAAAATAACCGAAATACACCCAATAAGTACCTTATTAATACAAGCCCTTACACTTAACTGTGTAGGGGTTTTTTACGTTTGATGGTTCAAAATACACTTTTGGTGCCTTATTAAAGTTATTTTTTAGACAACAATGCAATATTACGACAGTTGTCTAGGTGTCAAACAACTGCTTATTGTGACAACATGCGGCATTTTGTATTCTCTAAGCATAAGGAGTACGCAATGAGAGTACAAAATCCGTTTCTTAACGCACGAGAGGCCTCAGAAGCCTCACGTAATGCCATAAAAGCCCATCAGAGTAAACAAATAAGCGATATCAAAAACGAGCTTGATGCGGAAATTCGTCATGCCATACGCCAGGGCCGTCAACAAGTAACGGTCCACATTCCACACGAAGTAGACCCTCTTCTAGTTGATGCCCTTGTAAGAGTGCTTCGCAAGATGGGTTATACGGCGAAAGTGGAAGTTCGGGAAGGCGTGTTGGGCGTAGGTTCATACAGCGCTTACATCGCTCCAAGCACCGCATTAACCGTTGGATGGGGGCATAAATGAAACAGCTACTTTATTTAATCTTTATCCTAGCAACCGCCCTGATGCTGGCTTGTGTTGATGCTTACGCAACCGAGCTTGAGGACATGATCCTTGAAAACGAGGCCCAAAATGCCCTGGTTTACTGGGGAGAGAGGCCTCAAACCCTGCCGTTTAAGGTCCAAATGGTAGAGGACATCGATCATTGGGCAGAATGCGTTTATGTAACGATTAACGGGGTCTTTGTACCCAAAGGAATCTTTATTAAGCGCAGTTCCTGGGCCATCATGTCACGGTTAGACAAGACTGTTGTGATGGTCCATGAGTTAGGTCACTGTCTAAAAGGAATAGTAAACCATTCCTCCGATGTTGATAACGTAATGTACTACAAGGTAGTCCATGACGTGCCCACCAAAGTTAAAATGCTTCATAAAATGCTTAAGGAGAGCAATAAATGAAAAATACGATGAGCTATTCCCAGTTTGCAGAGTATATTGACGCCACTGGACTTATACATGACCTTATTGACACAGTGCAAGAAAAGGACTATAGTGCCTTATTAAGGGGCATGCGAGAGCTTGCCAGTAATGAAAACGTTGTCTTAGTGCATGAAGAGGACTTTGACTACAAAGACTTCTTTGATGCGGTGTACAACGAGTTCGGTCTTTGACAAGGTGGGTTATGATTCTTGGTTGGGCGTGTCCCAGATGCGGCGGGAAGACTAAAGAGGAGTGTACGTGCTATGACAGTAAACCTCCTTTTCAGTCTTCCCGTTCCCGTTTGAAGCTATTTAAAGGCGCTAACAGGTTGCTAGACCTCGGACGTGAGGTTATAGCTAGGAAAAGACGTAAACAATTTTCGGTTGTTAAACCCCTAAAAGGAGATAAAGACGATGAGATGTGATCGTTGTCATGCTCCGTTATTAAGCGATTATTGCGACAATTGCGGTTATACTATTGACTCGGACGAAGATGCAAACTACACTCCACTTATCAGAGGAAAAGGAGTGATTGTGCGTCGTTTTGATATAAGTAGAAGAAAAGAAGTGGTTAAAGAAGACAAAACACAACCTTCCCAGGATAAGGCTAAAAAGAAGGCTGTAAGACAAAGACGAACCAGAAGTTTTGATCATCGTGGTTACAGCTTTTTTGTGAAGTATGAGGGAGAGACCGCTAGCGTATACATCCTGGAGGAGTCTAGCGGTAAGATGCAGTATCAATGTACCGTGGATAGGGATAAATACTTCGAGGCTGTCAAGGCATTGGTAATCATATCCAACGCTGAAGCAAAGATTTTAGACATTTCGGTAGAAAAAAGTGCCCCTAAAAGACGTCACGATGACATTCAAGACGACGAAGACTACGATCAATAAAAAGAAAAAAGCCAGTTACCCGTCAAGGTAGCCGGCCTTTTTGTTTATGTTATGAGTTGTTTTTAGAGAATCAACCAGTAAACAGTCTATATTCCTCACGTCGACGGTTTGTTAAGCCCTCACTTTCCACGCCTCTTATATGATTCCAGCGTAGAAGTTCCAACCCAGCCTCGCTATGCCTATCTTCATTAAGGCGCTTAAGTAGTGTGGATCTTTTAAAGGCATTAATTCCAATGTTATAAACTAGGCTAACCAAGGCATCGAACTGGTTTTGGGTGATTTTAGAGGTAATAAGTTCGGACATTTCTTCTTGCAAGCCGGCAATGTGGTTTTTAAGCATTTGTTCTGCCTCAAACTCAGTAATCTTAAGTCCGGGTCCAATGTGTTGTCCGCTTTGACCATAGCCAACGCTCCAACCACTTCCATCCTCGTAAGAATGCAAGCGAAGGCCCTCAAACTGTTTAATCAGCTTTACCGCAGCATTACTTGCTTTCACCAGATCCTCCGGGCTCATTGGTACGTCCGCGACGTTGGGGCGAGATAGCGCGAGAAATAGCAGTGAACATGCTATTACCGCTGATAGTTGATAGGTTTTCGAGTACACTTTGTACCTCCGCTATTCCAATCATACTGGTAACGATCTTCAACATAGGTAACTCCGGCCCAGTTAAGTATAATCCGACGTAATGACCCATTATAACACAAATGACGTATATAATCAGCTTGACAACGACTTCTTTTGCTCTATTAAGTGTAAACCTCTTAGATTGTTTGCGTAATGAGAGTAGTTCAGTGATTAGATTAACTATTACTAATGCTATTGTGACAATTAACACCTCTTTTAGTGGAGATAATGCGGCATAAACGCCTAAAAGTGCGTTCTTAAGGCGATCCATGCTATAATACCCCTAAAATCAATTTAAAGGCCGTTAGGACAAGCCCAAAACCCATAACCAGACCTACCCCCATCATGGCCATTTGAAGGGCTTGTAGACCCCTTGTAGCGCGTATAAAGGGCTTATAAGAAGGCTTGGTAAAGTGCTCTGGGGTCCATTTGTGCATTGGAATGCCTTTAACTTTTGAGAAATCGGGGTTTTTTAGGCTTGGATAGGCTTCCGGAGGGGTTTGGTTGGGGTACACCCTAGCCGTATCAGGCTGAAAGGAAACATAAACAGTGCGCATTATTCCTCGGTTGGGACAGTGCCCAATAGGTAACGGTTGTATAGGTAAGTGTTGATGTTGTTATAAAGCTCTTCATCAGCCTCTTGAGGGATTCCGAATACTTCAGCAATTTCCCCAATTACCTTGCCTACGCCAGTACCGTCCAAGGCCCCTATGTAGTTTCCACCGTTCGTAGAGTTATCGCCTCCTGAAGCAACGATCTCGGTGTCGACATTGTTGATCCGACAGGTGTAGTTAGCTGGGTCGTTGAAGCTTCCGGACCCGTTGTATGAGATTGTTACGGCAACAAAGTCGGAGGAGTAATCAAGCGTATCAACCCCGACCCCCATTCCTCCGGGATTGCCCATTCCGCCGCCAAGATGTAATTCAGCCCTGGCAACGTCAAAATCCTGGATGTACAGGAATTGCTGGCGATTGGCTGCTGATTGAATTGTTAAAAGACCGCCAAAAGATCCGGCAGGAACAGGGGCTTTGAAGACTATGGTTGTGGTGAATGGATCATTTTCAGAGGCAACCGTGATCCCAGCAGCAAACTGGAAGTATTTGCCTTCATTAAACGATACTGAGGGCTGTTCATTAATTGCATCAGGAACGACAACAGGGTCATCGCCGGTGCTTATTAACGATGCATTATAGGAATTCCTGGATCTATCGACCCAAATAGAGCCCATTACCCCATCGCCTCTAAACCAATATTTAGCATTAGACTGTCGTGGGGTCCATTCTGAAGATATGACGGGATAACGTGTATAAGCCCCTCCTCCAAGCTGTGAAGGCCGGATAGGGTACTTTGTATATTGAGTCATGACTGACCTATGTTAGATAGCTTTTCCTGCAACCAGTACTGTAGCCGTGCCTTCGCTTCCAACTTCTGGCTCAAAAGTAACTCTCATGGCAACAGCGCCACTTTGGTTAATGTCAGCGAATAGGGCGGTGGGGGCTCCTGCGGAAACGGTCAGTGAAGGGTCTAAAGGAAGGGCAACCCAGTTTTCTGAACGACGTACGCTGCCGTCTGCATTCAATGCAAAATCGTTGGTAACCTCGACAGTAAATGTTCCAGCAGCATCTTCACTGTCGGGGCCCAAGATGACTTGCACCGACATGTTGTCGAGCCATTGAATGTGTACTGGAATTGACTCTTGAGATTCGGACAGATCTGCATCTAACAGAACTGCAATAGGGGTTAGGACGTTTTTACGCATTTTATTTCCTTATTAATTTGATTGACGGGATTGTTGACGGGTTTGGGAGGGGGTCATTGTGGATTGGGACCTGTTTGCCAACTCTTTTACAGAAGATGCAGAGGGTGCGGCGGGTTGTGGTTGGGACATCAAGCCAATATTTTGATTAGCCATGATGTTTCCAGGCAAAATGGAGGATTCTAGGGGTTGTTGCAAAAACATAGAAAGAGCCGGGACAAAACGATATGGAATTGTTTCCCCTCTGTCCTTGGCTTCAATAATCTGTGCCATGACATCTTTACGATATTGAGTATAAAGAGCAGGATAAATAACGCCTAAATGAGTTAAGTCATCTTTGGTGAGAGTACCATCCTTAAGACTTTCTAAGATTAAAAGAGGTTGCTCTGCAATTTGCAAAGCACGCTCATATTTTGCTTTTTCAACGGGGTTTGGAGTTCTAGGGGGGTCTAAGGGGGTTGCTCCACCTGTTTGAGGACGTAGTTTTGTAAGGTACGTCATGGCTCTGGCAGACAACATGCCTGCAGCCGTTGCTTGATCTGGTAGATAAGAACTAAAATCGGAAATATGTTTTATAGCGCCATTGGGATCTAGTTGAGCAGTTTGCATCTTTTCATCCAACTTCTCCACTTCAGCAGAAGTCATTGGATGTATTAATGTAATAGCACCAGGTTTTAAAACATTTCCTACTACTCGTTTAGTTTGTTTGGCTGCTTTATAGGATTGATCAATAAAATTAACCATTCCTTTAAATGCCCTAGCATTAACAGGCCCTTCTGTTCCTAAGACTTTTAGTAAGCCTAGTTTAATAGCGTCTGGAACCTCTCTACCCAGCTGTTTAGCGACAAACCCCATTAACGCACCGGAAGCTGAGCCGCCAGACAGAATAAGGCCTGCCAAAGCCATGGCCCCGCCACTGGTAGAAAACATGGAATCAAGTGCTTTAGCAGTTCCAGAAGGATTTACACGTTCGGGTAGCCGTTCCATAATGCTTCTGGCACTATTTAAGATGGTTTGCTGTTCTTGAGACAGGATTGAATCTTTTAACTCTGGTGATAAGGTGTCTAGCTGTTTAAAGAGGACTCGGGTGTCAATCCCGCCCTCGACTGCCCTTGGAGATTGCCCCGCCTTTTTAAGCAAAGTGTTTACATGATAATCTTTGATGCTCTGACTTACTTGGGGAAAGTTAATTTCTAAATTCTTTTGAAGATCTACATCGTTTAACCCGCGCAAGCGTTTAAGAACATCCTCAGGAGCCATGTCCTTAAGGTTTGATATAAATCCTTTGGCACTTGCATATTTTCCAGGTCGCAGTCGATCGCTGATGTCATCCACAAGGGTCATCACATCGCGATATCCCATTCTGGCAGAAGCATACGTTCCTAAAAGCTCCGGAGCTTCAGATCCTAAAGTGTTGGTTATGATGTTTTCTTCAGCATTTCGTAGGGCTCCCATAATCTTCTTTTTAAGCCCAAACATTTGTTTAGAGGTTAGGTCAGCATTTACACTTGATTGAAAAACTTCTAAATCGTTTAACGTCTTAATGTTTTGAACGTCCTTTATTAAGGAGTTCATGAACTTTGCCTCCTCACTCCCTGGACGTACGGCAGATCCGCTTTCCAAAGAAATCTTTCCGAGATTATCGGCTAAGTCATTAATTGCTGAATTTGGAACTTCTTTTCCTACAATAGAGGCCTTGATTGAGTCGTAATCTTTAGTAATAGGGGCAAGTCTAGCCTCAATTTCATTAACCAAAGAGTCTTTAATTTTTAATCCCTCTTCGTAATCAGAAAGGGCCCCAATCTTTGAAAGATCGGCTTCCGTCTTTCTAAGACCTTGCATAACTCTTTCGGAGGCGGCTTTTTGAAGAGTGTTTAATTCAGTGTTGTAGGACTGGCCTGACAAAGTTGATGACTCTCTAAGTTGAGAGCCAATAAGTCCACCCTCTTCAGAAGATAAAGTGGCCTTCATAACAGGGCTAAGCTCTATTCCAGCGGCTCTTGCAAAGTCATCAATGTCATTGGCCCCAGTGACACCAGAGGCCTTTTCTTTTAAAGACGACAGAGCTTTGGATAAGGTACTTCCTTTAGTAGCATCCCAAATAGGAGCAACCAGCTTTTCTCCCCCATAAAAAGCGGCTCCCATGGACCCACTTAGAAGACCTGATAAACCAATTGAACTGGCAACACTTTCAACAGATTGATTGGGATCAGAAATAAAGGCCTTAGAAACTTCATCCCCGCCCTGAAAGATCGCACCTTCAATAGCTTCTTTAACAAGTCGTGTTCCCAAGCGTGAGGACAGATTAGCGGCTTGTGAAGCAGCTTCAGCCACTCTAGAGGCAGTTCCTACGGCCCCTGATCCGGGTACAGCCAAAGAACCAACCACTCCAGTAACTTGACCTGCTGCATATGTTCCAGGATTAGTTTCCCGACGAGAAGCAATATCCTCCGGATCAACTCCTAAAGCAGTCTCTAAACCAGTCGACAGCCCCAGGGTTGCAGCTGAAGCTGCCCCTTCAGCAAATGTTTTAGCCTGCTCTGTCAGAGTTGAATGCTTTGCATACTTAAGAAGTGATTCAAGATGTTTTGTGTCAGGTTGGGAATAGCCGGATGCTATAAAATCTTTAACAGACTCTATAGGAGCAGACGCATCTTCCCCTTCGGGACTTACTAGAGGAACAAAATGATCCGAAAGGGCAGACTGAACCTGTTCTTTAGGAATATCGACAGCAACCCCGTCTTTGTTAATCAAAACAGGCATTGATTATTTTCCGCCTTGTGGTTTTGGGCCCAGCTTCGTTTCAATAGGAGGGGCGACCTTGATTCCGTAGGTTGATAAGGTTCCTGCCTTGGAATACCCCTCTCCCAAGGCTTTTTTTGCAGCCTGGACTTTTTGAGCAATTCTGGATGGGTTTACTAAATCTTTTAGCTCAACAAGGTAGGGAGTAATAACCGCCTTTTCGTCTTTATCGGTTAGGGGGCCACTGCCTGGAGGACGTGCCTCACGGAAAGCTTGTTGAATCTTGGCGTTTATTAAAGAAAGTTTTGCATTTTGTTCTGTAAGGGGAACAGCAGAGGCAGCGGTGTTAAGTTGGAGTGCTTCACTATAAACTTTGTTTAAGTTTTTAATCTTTTCGTCTAAGCCTTTAACAAATTCTAATTCCTTCATAGCTTCTGCCTGAAACTGTGGCGGAACTACTCCAGAACGCACCAATTGCTCTGCGCGGCTTACTGGAATGGGGCCGGTTGGGGTGCTTCCAAGAATTTGTTGTTGGGTTTTACGCTTTGCCTCATTAACCAAAAGTTCACCATTCTTCATAGCAAACTCTCCTGCCAGTTTTAAGGCGTGGGCCTTTGCTTGTGGACTTGCCTGCTTTAATGCAGCAATCTTTATTTGATTCTCCGCAAACTGATTCATCATCAAGAGGGTTTTTTCAAAAGCTGCCTCTTCATTTCCCAGCAGTTTTAGGTTTTCGGCATACAGAGTCTTTTTGTTTTCTACATCCCGCTTTTGAGCGTCGATGTCCTCTTGGATTTGTTTGTTAAGAAATTCCCAAGCAGGGGCTCCTCCAAGGGCTAGTCCAATGGCCGTAGACATCCTCCCCCAGGTCCCTTTGTTAGCCATGTACCGTTGTGGATTTACGTTATTTTGGGGATCTGAAATGTATTGGGCAAAACTGTCATAAGATTCTTTTTGCTTTTTAACATTTTCTTTTAACAGCTCAGTGTGTTCCTGGATTCGGGCCTGTTGAGCCTCCAAAGCTTTTTGCTGTCCACTGGCTATGTCAGAAGTAGCTTTTACTTCTTGCTGAAGGCCAGCTTGATAATCTTTATTAGCTTGCTCAATTACCCCGGGCTCTTCTGGAGCAGCAGCAGACATGCCCTCAATAGGGGCTGTTTTGGGGATCTCAATGTTTTCGGGGGAAGATGGGGAAAGTTTGTTTGCAACTTCATCAGAAAAAACTGTTTGCTCGGGTAGTTCAGAATCGACGGGAACTCCTGTGGCTTTTGGTACCCGTGGGGCGACAACATCTAAAGCTGCATTGCCTAAATTACCAAAAGCTTCTGCAGTGCTAGAGGCCCCTCCGATAACACTATCAGCAATGTGCTTTAAAAATGGACTTAACTCTCGTCGTTCAACATCCTCGCCCTGAATTCCGACGATTCCACCATCGGACATTTTTTTAATACCAAACTTAGCGGCAGCTTTAGCTACAGCAGGCTTTCCTGAAGCATTTTGGAAGCTCTTAGCAAAGTTATCCGCTGCCTCTTTACTAACGGGTCCCCCTTGGCTCATCTTTTGAACAACACCTCCATAGGCTAACTTTTGGATCGGAAGGTTGCGTAGGGCATCATGCATTTCTTTGCTAATTGCCTTGTGGGAAATGTGGATCACATGCCCGTCGGCACTTTGCATGATGGTGTGATCTTTGTTGGCATCAATCTTTTTAAATTTAGAAAGGTCAATCCCTTTTGGCATGGTTATTTACCTTCCTTTCCAGAGAATAGGGCGCAGGCGTGGGCAAAGGCAGCGGCGGATTTAGGGTCGCTTGCAAAGGAGCGGGGGATAACAATCTCTCCTGGGGAAAGAAGAGTTGGAACAACATCGTTTTCCTCGCTGTCTCCAGGAACAAGAGACTTACCTGGAACCGCCCCACCTTCGGAGAGAAATAAACTGCCAACTCCCTTGGTGGTGCTTTTGATTAAATCCCCAGCAGCTCCTGCAACAGCATTTTGCATAGGACTGTTAGCATTGTTTACTGCAGTGGCGTTTCCTAGTCTGGCGTTGTTAACTGCTGCGGCTCCACTGAGCTCTGCATTGCGGGCGTTTGCTGTAGCAGTATTGAGATTACCTATTGCTTGTCCTTGTTGATTAACCTGTTGTGTCGCCAAAGCGCCCACTTGTTGTTGAGCAGCTAATTGTTGCTGGGCCTGCAATGCTGCGGCTTGTCCAGCGGCATCTTGTTGGATTTGGGCACCGGCATTGGCGGCATTTCGTGCCGCAAGCCCCGCGTTAGTGCCAGCTCCCCTGGCTCCAGCAATGTTAGCGGCAGTATTGGCAACATTAGCACCAGTGGCATTGGCTAAAGCAGCTTGTGCAGGGTTTGGACCTTTCCCCTCGGCTTGATCTTGGAGTTGGCTTAGAAGTTGTTGCTGTGCTGCTACACCTTGGTTGCCTGCTGCTGTTAACCCAGTTGTAAAGTTTTGTTGTTTTTGGATTGCATCTAAATTGTTTTGATAAGAGGTGCCTAGCTGATTTTGGTTCGTGCTATCCAATAGTTGAGCCTGTTCAGGGTCACTTGAGAGTAATTCATTTACTCCTGCGGCAGCTGCAGCACCGACAGCAGCGGTTGTACCTGCAGCAATGATGGTTCCAATGCCTACAGATCCTCGTTCAGAGGAGAGAATTTTAAAGAATAGATTCATGTAGAGAAGTCCTTTAAAGAAAGGAGGTGAGGTTAAAGTTTAATAAAAAAGACTTTAATCAATCTTGAGGTATCAATGGTGTTACCGATTGTGTCTTGTGGGAATCTGGAGTGGTACTTATGGGAGGGGAAGATAACCATGCGATTAAACTTCATAGGAACAAAATCAATCATGTCCCATTTAGACTCATCTTTGCCTTCGGACACCATGTTGTGCCATGTTTTGGGCTCGTCTTTAAGTCCTGTGGGCAAAAACTCTTCTAAAGTAGGTTGTCCGGTCCAGCCAGTAACCTTATGCTTCCAAAAAGCAAGCCCGCTACCCGTAGAATCCTTGTCTTCTGTTAAGAAGCATATGGCAGAAAAGGTGCCTATGTTGGAATCATTGTGGATGTAGGTGGCTTGTGAGTCTTCTGGAAGATATCGCCTATAAGAGCAGGTTACTTTAGTGGGAGTGCTAGTGATCCTTAATGCCTCTAAAATGCGCGACGTTGTCCCAGGATCGTTTGTAAACGAAAACCCGTGGTAAGGGTAGCCATCATGCTCCAAAGGGTTGTAAAGGGCCTTTAAAGCGTTATTACGCTCTTTTAGAGGGTCTTCAAAGAAGTTGTCAATGACAATGGGCTTCACAGTGCCTTCATTAGGTGGGAAAGGCCTTGGTCAGCCTCTAAAAATGAATGATTCTTTAATCGTTCTAGCAGTTTAGGATGTTTAGTTGCGGTAAAGATTTGTTTGTAACCCGCTGCTTTGCATACCGCATCTATATGATTTAATAAGATATTAAGTCCTAAATCTCGTTGATCGCTTTCGGGGTTGCTTATAACCCATTCTAGGATGACAGTTGGTGAGTTTGTCTCGTACACCCAGGCAGCACATACACCTGGAACTATAAATCCGCTGGCCGGAAGGTTGTCAAAGTCAATTACAGGCCATTTGTGTAAAGTCCACCATTTGGCAATTTCAGGACGGTCATCTAATTCAATTAATCTGGCTTCCAAGTTATCTGTAGGATTAGTATAGTTATAAGGTGGGGGCTTAGTGTCTGGTTAGCGTAGGTTATCATACGTTAACAAGACTATTATACAAATAATGACAAACTGTGTCAAGTACTATTTTAATCGTCAACCCAGTTATCAACGTCTTCATCATAACTTTCGTCAAGAATATAGACTCTTTGGGTTGATTCATAAAAAGAATGTTTTTTTATTGCATTCTGTAACATAACCTCATCAGTTAGTGCAATAACTCTCGTATAGCCGAGTGTAATAGAGAGATCCAATAACGCTCCGGTAATTGAACTGATGGCAAGTACGCGTGATTTAGGAGTGGTTAGCGGATTATAAACAAATATTTCTAGGATTGCCGTGTTGGAATCGGTCCTAGTGAGCCATCCTGCTGCTTTTCCTTCTATAACAAACCCCGCCTCGGGCAGGTTGTCGATTGAAGGTGCCTCCCGGTCGAGGGCTTGGTACCAAGAAGAAATCATTTTATAATGTTTTTTAGGCTTCCACGATTCCATTAGACACTGCTTGAAGCTTTGATGGTTGGGCGGAACTTCTTAATTCCTGCGGTTATGTTGAACCCCGACAAAGTCAGTCCTTCTCCTGGAGGAGCTCCTTGTGTTGGGTCGTAAATCTCTTGGACAAGAACCTTAACCGCCTGCACCTTTTGCCGTTCAAAAAACAGTCGTTCCTGCTCTTTGCTGCCTGTTCCGCCCCATGCCTCTCCCTGTCCCCAGTAATTTGGAGAGCTTCCCCAGTTACCGGCATAGTTTAGGGGGACAACAACTTCTTGTTGGGTGGGGGAATCTTCGTAATCGTAGGACACAGACATAGAAAGTTTGTGGGGGGTTTTAAACTGCCCAATAAGGTACATGTCCACAACCCTCTCCAGTCCTTGAAGTCCTGCAACGTTAATCCAAGCAGTTTCAAAGCTGATGGTAACTGGAACGCTTCCATCAAGATAAAGTCCTGGAGTCTCCTGTCTTACTAAACCGCTTGGTGTGAGATAGGTGTGAAGCTGTTGGAAGATGGTGGAAGAGATTGAGGGAATATTGTCAAAGGTTGCCCAACGACCGTAGTAGTAGTCATACATCAAAGCCTGCCCGTTGGAGAGAATGAACCTTACCTGATTGGTGTTGGGAATTACTTCTGCAGAGGTAACCGGATTGATTCCTAAAGTTTCAACATCGCTTCCGATGTAGGATGTGTTCAATCCCCGATCCAACAACCAAATTCCTTTATCAGATTGGAACATGATTCCCTGAGGAATAAGGGCAACAGAGCGTTGGTTGTCGCATCCAACGGTAGAGGAAATAAAAATTGGTTCTGAGAAAGTATTTTGCTGACCCAGATCATTTGGACCATCGCCAGACATCCAAAAGCAAGCATCCTCTTTGAAGATGAGAAACTTATCATCCATTGCAGTGAGGATGGTGGAAGGTCCAGTAGATCCTTGGCTGCCGGTGGTGGGGGCAATGTAAATTGTAAATAGATCAGAAGGCTCTACCGGAGTTCCTTGGTACACCTTTTTGGAGTACAGGACGACATTTCTGTCCTCGCTAGACAGCACCATTAAACGATTCTTATAAATGGCAATGGAGTGTGCAGCAGGGTAAGCAATGTTTTCTACTACCCCACCTGTGGTGTAGAGCAGGGCATTTCCTAGGATTCCGGAGTCAGCAACGGTGTCGACGTATTCAACGCTGTCCACGGTTGGGTCGTTCAATAGGGGAGACGTAATAGACGTGATGAGGTAATAACTTTGTTGAGCAACACTCCATCGATACAAAGTAATTCTTACGTCCGGCTTATAGGTCAGTCTTAAGGTGGGGATGTTGATGGTGTTGGATGAAGTAGACCCAGAGGTTGTGATAGAAGTCGGCTGAGATGGGGCTGATCGATGAATGTTTCCTTGGGCATCGGTCCACTCATAGACCGCAATGTATCGATATTGTTGTGCGGTAAGGAATCCACCTGTACCAGAAGTTGTTGCTTCTAAATCTTCCGGGAAGACATGGTAATTGTGCTCTACTAAAAAGCTTCCATCATAAGCCCACACGAAGCCCCCGCTAATGTGAAGGTTTTCCGCAAGCTCTCCCGTGGATACTTTAGAGGGGGCTAGATTAAAGCACGCAATGGAAGCTCCAGTTTGTGCATATATTTCGGCATTGGCTGGGTTGGTTGGGTTTGCTTTGGAAGCAATAAAGTCTTTTAGTTGGTAACCGATAAATACATTAGATTCCTCAACAGTGGCAGAAGGCAACGCCACTCCTTGCACATAACCGCCACCATTGCTATAGGCTAGCTTTGCAACGATGTTCCCGTTTTCATCGGATAGAAAATAGGAGGGTTGTAGCTCGCTTTGGTAGGAGCCCAAAAAATAAGCTGTATTGTTGTATATAAAGCTTTTGCTAGCTAAACCCAAAGATCGGACTACTTCTGTTGGACCTGTAACCGAGCCCGCATTGGTAACCGACAGCTTTGTAACATAATCTGATCTAATAGCTTCATAGGAGTATTCATTAACAACTTCACCGAAAATCAAAACCCCGTTTGCTGAGGAACTGGAGGTTAGTTGAGCGATCTCTTGAGAACCGTCTACTTCCATTTCTGCAAGAATCAAGGCCCCGTTTAAAGCTCTCTTGGTGGTATGAATGCTTGTATCAGAATCTTGGTACCAGCTAACCCACACTCCGGTGCTGTCTGTGGTCACTGAGATAAGATCGGCAACAGAACCTGTTGAAATTAATTGAACTGAATAGGGAGAGAGAGTGGGAGAATATCGTCTAAATCTTATCCCATCCCCAACATCGGGGGCGTTCCAGGCGATATAAAGATTGTCGTTGTAAACCGCCCCATCGTAGCCCAAGGTCTCATCACCAACCTGATTAGAAATAAGCTCCGGCGTGTTTGGGATGAGATTGGCAAGTGGGATGGAAATGTAAGAAAGAGTGGGGGTTCCTCCGTTGTCCCACATGTAAACTATTACTAAATTATTGCCTACCTTAAAGGTTTTAGCCGAAGCTGTGGTAGCAACAAGAGCGGTTGGAGGAATGAGCAGTTGAGAGGTGGTGAAGTCTGAGACCTGATATCGAAAGATGCCGTCGCTATCTAAGTAAACAGCAAGAACATAGCCTTCTTCTGTCTTAATAGCGTCAATTCGTGATTTACCAAAAGAATTGTTGGCTAAAGCCGTTACAGAAAGCTCAACACCCTGGTACCTACCCCTATCAACCCAAGTTTGTAGTATTGAGTTGTAAGCACTTATACGCTCCCCTACGACAGTAAGGTTACCATTGAAGGTAGTAAGGGACAGGGGGGCTGGATCGGCTAGTTGAGTGAGGTCGCCAAACCCATTTCTCTTTGTTAACCTTTTATCCTTGGTGTATACGGCATTGACAAGCGACGATAACTTAGTCGGAGCAAGCTGAAATGGGTCTGTTTTCTGATCGATTCCGGTAGAGAATGGAACAGGTAGGTTTTGCTTATTGACAGACATGCTTTATGTGATAGACTTAAGGTATGAAAACGATTACTACGGTACTGATTGTGGCAATGATTGCAGCTTGTGGGCGGGAAGGCCGTGAATACGGTCAATACGATGTTTTAAAAGACTCGGCAGAGGCTAAAACATGCCAACAAGAGGGTGGGGAGTTGGCATTTGCAATGGGCAGTCAGTTCTGCTCTTTTACAGGTTATGTTTGCCTTATGCCTGGAGATAAAGTTCCCTGTAACCGTGATTAAGAAACTTCATAAACCCTTAATTGAACACGTATGAATCCAAAAGTTGCTCCACCGCCGTCTACCTTGGCAATAATAGAATACTGTTGATCTCCAGCACCTGCGGTTAAATCTAAAAAAGAGATAACAGAAGGTGCATAACTTGTGAGTGTATTGGCGGGCAAACTTAGACTTGTATAAAACACAACCTCGCTCCCAACTCCCACAGTAACTCTAACAACTTGAATTTGGACATTTCGTGGGGTTCCGCTTGCGTTGTTATAGCTTAGAACTCCCGGATTAGAGGGAAGATCTGCTGGTACAAGAATTCCAAATACAGGTCTACCGGTAGTTGTGATGTTTGCCGATTGAGAGTTAACGTCAACATATGTAGTTGAATTGGTAGCAAAGTTAGCAACATCAGACTGTCCTACAGACAAAGCTGCCAGGCTGGACTTATCCACCAATCCGTACTCAACCGCCGTTCCCGCGCTGTTAACCTTTAGTACTTGGTTAGCACTTCCCAAGGTTAGAAAAGACATCACACCGCTAACGTTTGTCAGCAGCAAGGAAGAGGCAGAGGGAGCCTGGGACGCAGGAAGTGTTAGAGTGTAATCTGCCCCGATGGAGCTGGAAGCTTCAATGGTAACTCCGAATCCATTTGTTACCATTTCTCTAATAATTAGGCTTCCCATGTCCATGGAAGCAGCCTTGTCTACGTCACTTTGCCAAATGAATGTCTCTGACAAAGAATCATAAGAAGCGGAAGCCGGGGCTTCTAGGTTGGCAATCGAGCCCGGAGAGCCCGCAATTGCACCGTTTTGCGTGATTCGAACTTGGTTGCCGTCTCCATCGTTGTAGTACAAATCCCCTAACGAGACATAAACACAGTCTAAGTCCGCGGGCTCGTCAATCGGAGCATCGTGGGATACCAAGCGGACAGAGCGGACATTGAGGGCATTGTTTTCTTGAAAGTCTACGTCAGCGTTCAGATCTAAGGCGTTGGGGGTAATCTGGGAACCGCTGCCTGGAGTGTGGTTATGGGCGTCAATGATGGTTAAGCATTGATTGATGTTAAGAGCGTAATCCGGCGCTGGTTGTGTGCCAACCGAGGGGATTGGTAGCTCCATTTGGGGGGAGAGGATAAACATGGTAGGTTATAAGACCTATAAAGTAGGTTAATAAACGTATAAAGAAACGGTTACTGGACCTGAAGAGTTAAGAACTAATGAGGTAGGAGACCAGGACACTTTATATACCCCTTCATTTGCGTTTAAATCCACTATAAACCATCCGATAGGTTGCCGGCCCAGCATATGGTCTACCGTGTTATCGCCCGTCTGAAGGGCCACAGAATCGATTTGACGTCCTTTTAGAAGGGGGTTGGATAAAGCAGGGTTAAGTTCTGACATCCAACGTGTTTGCATCCGCTCAAACTCGGAAACAGTGGACTTAAAGAAGGGAAGCATTAAATCCCTCCGATTGGGCCGTCATCCCCGTTATCACCCCAACCCCAAGTGTCTCCCCAACGTCTGGTGGAGCTAATTGTGTCAGGTTCCCCGGCATCGCGGTTTTCAGCCGCACTTTCAATTCGGTCAACGATATCTTGTCTTAAGGCAACTAGAGTCGTTACGTCTGATTCTTCTTTGATGAGGGCTTTAATTGCGGCATCCACAATGATGAATTCACTCCAACCGCTGACTCCATCTAGCATGTCGGTGTCTTTTAAAAGTCTTACCATTCGTGGGATGTACCAGAGTCTTACTGTCTGTCCGCCCTGGGGAGTGGGGATGAAGTGTAGATTGGTGCCAAGTACCCGATATCGCATTCCACCGTAACCTAAGAGGTTGGTGGTTATCTGAGGGTAAACGTATCGGTTACGGGAAATGAAGTTATAACGCTTTAACGTAATCCAAGAATTAGCAACAGGATTGATGGCCAGGTCTACACCAAGAAGTTTGTAGATTGGCGGTGCCCCTTCGTAGTTAACCCCGTTTGGCAACGGGTATTGAGCTTCTCCGGTAAGATCAATTTGAAGGGGAGGGGCAACGTAGTAATCGTCTCCATACTTTTGGACTAGAAGGTCATACAGCGCAAAATAAGACTGATTGATGTAGTTGTCCCACTCAGCCTTGGTAACAAAATTGCTGTGCACACGGTCAGCACGTTGTTGAGCCTGGAGTCTAATCTGACCCAGAGTTTCATGACCGCTTATTGTGGGAACTTCAGAAACAGGTAAGCAAAACTGCCCCGTACCTTCCCCGTTAACCCCCGCCACCTTATACCAATACTGTGTGCCTGAAATCACATCCTCATCTAAATATTGAGGCTCGGTGGGGGTTGCGACTTCGGTATAAACAATTTGATCTGTAGAGCGATGAACAGTGTAAGACGTAGCTCCTGCTTGAAAGCTCCAACTAATCAAAATCTGGCCATTACCCTCTTGGGCAATGACGTTTTTAAGAATGGAGGGAAGCAAGGGTTACGCCTTTTTGACAGGAGAGCAGGCAATCTTTGCACTGCCGTTACTAAAGATGGCAGCTTCTGAAGGGCAGGATTCGCCTGGACCTTGTAAGTTATCGCAAGCATCTTGAAGGTCTTTCATAAGACTTTCTTCAGGAAGTTTGTTGCAAGGGGGTTCATTAAGTTTGCAGGAGATTCCTAGTTCTGGAAAATGAAGCTGAGGGGAGGGGCATTTAGCAAATGCTGGAAGGGAGATTAAAGCAGCAAGTAATAGGTGTTTCATTTAAGTTAAAAGGTGGGGGCTGATGAGGGACGTTTTAAGCCCACTCACCAGCCTTGTTGTGCGCGCGGAAGATTAAGTTTTAGCTACGTTAGAGAGGATGATATGGAATCGTAAGATAGTTCCATCAGCTGGATTTGTTTCGGTTGAGCCATCCGGTCCTTGGAATTGGATTTCAATGGTCTTTGCCGAAGCAACGTCCTCATCTTCAATAAGCATAATAGGAGCAGCAGCTGCGGCCGCACCGGCAAGCTCTTGGCTTACAGTCATTTGCATAAGACGGCTGTAGGTATTTTGAAGAGCAATGGTGTAGTCTCCTGCACCAGTCTCTTTAGTAATAGAGGCAACACCACGACTGTCTTGACTAGACAACGTAATTGCCCCAGAGGTTCCTACCGTAGCTTTTAGAAAGATGTGAACAAGCTCTCGCTCGTATGAATTTTGAAATTGGAATGTAGTTCGATTGGCGGGCATTTATTTATCCTTGGATTATTCTAGGCTTCCCCAGAATAGGTAAAAAAAGGGAGGTCTAAGGCTTCCCCTAGACCCCCTTATGGATTGGATTAAGCGGACAGGGACACGGTTGCGTTCCATCCTGGAGCGTCGCAGATCAAGTTACCATAGTAACCGATACGAATTTCCAAGGCGTCTGCGTTACCAACTCGCAAGCCTTCCAAACCTTCCATACCATAGGTAAGGATGTGAGGAGCTTTGCCGAGAGTACGCAATTGCAGTGTATCCATTTGAAGTAAGTATGCTCTGCGTGGAGGACAGTTACGGTCGGGGATAACCGTAATTGGACCATAAGGAGCGTTAACCGTAATGCCTGCAAAGGCAATTTCTGCTTCATCATGTTGTACGCTTGCGTATTGAACTTTGGACCCTAAGCTGTTTTCAAGAGCAGCGTAGCTTTCAAAGTTTACGAAGCACATGTCAGGGTGTCCGCCTTCGCGGGCAACAAGAGAGCTTGCGTTAACAAGGGCTTCTTCGATTAGAAGAGCAGAACCGTCATAACGAACTCCTGCTAAGCGGGTTGCATCTTGCGAGCGGTTAACTCCCCAGAAGCTGTCGTTTGATGCAGGAGCCGAGGACGGAATCCACGAACCTAGACCAGACAACTGACGTTGGTTTGCGCTGTTAAGGCCGTTTGCAACGAAGTTAACGTCGCCTTGTACAGCAAGATACGGGAAGCTGGACGAAGACCAGTTAGTAGGAGTCCCTGCACTTCCACCTTGGGAGGTAGAAACAGTTAACTGACCGGTTCCGCGGTCTACAGCAATAACGTAGCCAAGAGCAGCAGAAGTCGACTGAGTTGGGGTAGAACCCGAAACAGAGTACGACACAAGGGTCATACCAACTTCAAACTGAACGATGTCGGAAGGTTCCGTAAGAACGATGACACCGGTCGAGATCGAAGCCATTTGACCGCGGCTTCCTGTTACGTTTCCGTAAAGCTGACGAGCCAAGTCATTCGAAATGTTACGGATACCCGTATCCATTTGAAGCTTTGCTTGGCTTACGAAAGCAGCTGCATCGTTTGCCGTTGCTTCTAGAAGCTCATTCTCAATCGTAACCAATTGATAGTTACGAACGCGGTAAACAAAGAAGCTGATGTCAGCAGTTGCGGTTTGGTTGCTTTGTGCATTTGTGAAGTCGCTTGAACGACCTTGTGGGCCGCCAAATACGACAGGAACTGGCAAGTACTTACCGGCCATTCCCGAAGGGGACTCATTTTTAGAAACTAGCGTCAGGAACGGATTTTTCTTGTAAACAAGATCCTTGAGGTATTTAGACGGGTGGTCGTATAACTCTTGGAGGGCCGCTACCTGGTTACTAGCATTGGCGTAGATAGCCATGTTTAGTTACCTTTAGGTGGGAGCGATTAATCGGTGGGTTAGAAGGTGGGGCTGTGTGCCCCGGAAAGATTAAGCGCTTCGTTTGTTTCGCTCAAAAGCCGCTATGGCATTGGCGATTAGCTCGTTCTTTGACGGAACCCTAGAAGCGGGGGTCATAGAATGAGATAGGGTAGTGGACTTCGATGTGACCTGTTGGGGTTGTGTCTGCATTGGTTGCTCTACCGGAGCAGCGGGGGCAATCTTCGCCCGTACCTTTTGAAGGTTTGCGTATTTCATGGCCTGCTCAAACAACTCGTTTTCGACTTGTTGCATGGCCTCTGAAACAGGCATTAAATAACCTTCCGACTTATACTTAGACGAAATAAGGTCTGTAACCTTGTCGTAAGCATTGTGGGAGGCTATTAATTCATAGTCTTGGGGGCTTTGGGCAGCAATACGTTTGCTGTCAGCTTGTAACTGCTTGATTGCATTTTCATAAGCAGTTTTTTGAGCCTGTTCTAATACTGAGGTGCCTTGGGTTACCTGAGCTCTTAAGTCAGCAATCTCTTTTTTTAGTGCGCCAATAACCTGATCTTGCTCACTAGGCTGGCTTAAATAGCGATCTGCCATCTCTTGATAGGTCATCCCAACACTTGACGGGTCTTCAAGAAACTTTGCTTTCCACTCTTCTGCTGTTAACCCAGGCTTTTGGGCCCTAGCCTGCTGAAGTTCTGCCTTTTCCGCTTGGAGTGCTCTACGTTCTTCTGCTAACAGCCGCTCTTTGCGTTCTAGCTCGGCCATTCTAGGGTCAGGGGTGTTTAAGGTAACCTCTTTAACGCCCTCTGGTTTCGATTCTAAGGCCGCTTCTAGGGGTTGTTGTTCTGCGGGGGCCTGCTGCTTATCGGTCGGTTCGGAAGGGCTCTGAGGGGCCTTAACGGCGTTTATAGTGGGTTTTGTTGCTGAGTTAAATACATCAGCAGGAGCAGACACAGACATCGTGGGGGTAGAGTCTTTGCCTTTTTGAACAGCGGTTACAGTATAGGACATGGTTACCTTTTCTTAGGAAGGGTTGGACAGCCTTTTCTTAGGCTGCTTGGGGAATCATTGGAGATTCAGGGACAGGGACTGGTTTAGCTAGGGTAGGGTCTGTTGCAGGGGCTGTTGGAGGGACTGGGGCCATTGCAGCTTGCTGCATGGTAATTGCTTGGGAGTTGAAGTCTCTCAGCATTCCCGCTTTTTTCTCGTCTAGCTTTGCTGTGGAATACAAGTTGTAGTATTGATTGGAGAGTTTGATTGCTAAAGCTAAATCCATAAAAGGATCTGGTGGAGTAAACTTACCGGAATCCACAATATCATCTAAAATCTTAAAGATTCTCTCTTCAGAAGCATTCTCAAGCTTTTCGTTTTGTTGGAGATCTGGGAAGTCTAATAACCGTCTTCCCTCTTTAATATCCACCATTCCTGCTTGAATCCATTCTGTAACCGTTGCTAAACGACCTGCGGGGTCTCTTGGAAGGGAGGAGCTGGAGTAACACTGAATTACAAAGGTATCTTCTAGAAGGTCGGCTTTTGGGAGGTCAATTTCTCTAGTGCCATCTTTGTTTGGATAAACCGTTTGGTATTTACCATCTCGAATTGCAATATCACGGGCTTTGTCAATAATCTGGTAACCAAGGTCAATGTAGAAGTTGTCATAATCTTCTGAAAGCGTGGCAAACCTATCAGATTGAATGTTGTCAAACTCCCGCAGCGCCTTTCCACTGTCCAAACCCTCGGGCTTTTTGCTGCTGGCAGCCATGGCACTGACCCCAGACTGTTGGAAAGCATAATCAATCAACCTCTGAAGCTGTTGGTACAACTCCGGATGATTGCTCATTGCATTGATAAATTCTGGCTTAACACCACGATAAGTAAGGATGGCACCAATTTGATCATTAATGTGAGCTTTTACTACTTTCGAGCTGTTTTCTAAAAGGACGCGAGGCACGCCAACAAGGTTAATAGCTCTACTAATAGTAATAAGGAGTTTATTAATCTCAATTTGATTACCAAACAGTTGCTCTGCTAAACCCTGACCCCAGAATCCGGTCATGCGTGGAGAGTAACGAAGAAAGACAAAAGGAAACTTATCCTTGTTCCATTCTTCATCTTCCAAAGTTCCTGCGGAACAGGTAATGATATGACGGCCGTCTGTCGCATCGGGGCCTGATTTAAGGTGCCATGCTTCCACCACTAACACTTGGTCAGAGGAAGAGCGGGGGTCAGCAGAACTTTCTTGCCCGGGATTAGACTGCTGAGCATCTTGTACTACTTTGCGATACTTTGGGAAGTGTTCCTCTAGGACGTCGCGGTCAATGAGGGCTACTTGATAAAGCTGACGGGGAGAACCATAAAGCGCATCGTTGTTGTCAACCAACAACTCTGTCATCAACACTCTTTCTAATGCAACCTTTCCATCTTTTTCTAGAATCTTAAGGCAACCTGTACCAAGAACTTCGGCATCACGTAATACAAGACGACCTAAATCGTGGGCTTTCGTCTGATACAACTCGCCGTTAAGGAACTGATTCAACTGCTTGGCAAGGTTACGTTGTTTGTAATCACTTGCATCAGTTAAAAAAACAGGACGAGGACGGGACTGAGTTATTCGGCTCACCAACGTGTCAACACACGCTTGCACCACATTAAATGTTGGGCGATCTGTGGTAATTTGGTTTGGAGACGAGACTTTATTTAACTGTGCTCCAAAGGGCCCCATCAAGGGTTGGTTGGAGTACATCCGGGCAAAAAGGGCGGCCTGCCTATTACGTGATAGTTGAGATTCTTTTATAAAGGACGCAGTGGCCAGGGCTTGTTCGCCTCTCTCCTCACGTGTAGCGGCCTTCCACCACTTAAACGCCTGTTGGGCTTTTTGTGGGGTTTTATTTGTTTTAACGACAATGGTCCGTTGGGATTCTTTGTCTACTTTTGAAACTTTGATAGCCATTTATTATTCGGAAAGGCCGGGAGTTACCGCGCTATAAAGAGCTAAATCCTCTTCGCTCATTTCTGCCATTGCTCTGAGCTCCTCATCTTTTTTTATTTGAGCTCTGGTAAGCTTTGGGGGAGGGGTATATAGTGGGTCTAGTTGAATATTAACGTAGGTATCGGGACCGGATCCTAGGTTAAGTGAGGAAATGCCATGCTTTTTGCATACTTTAGCATATTCTTCTAGTTGTTTAGGAGTAATCATATTCTTATCAACTTAACCAACGCTTTTTCTACTACCCTCCCCGGGGTGACAACCTTTTTACTAATGGGGAAAGTTTAAGGATTAAATAGGTTAACTTACTGATTCCAGGGATCTTTGTGCTCTTCTTCCTCTAAACGAGTAAAATGCTCTAAAGCCTCTTCTTCTAGTCGTTCAGCCTCTTGATCAGCCCATTCTTTGGTTCCCCACTTAGGCTTTTTAGGCTTAGGCTCATGCATATAAGAGTAACTAGCTCTCCAAGCATATAGAACCGCATCACAGATATCAGAATGGAATCTATCGCTAATACGGCGTTTGTCTGGGGTGGATTTTTCAAAGTCCCATTCTACTTTCATGCAATCAGAGGCAAATTGACTTGTCTTTCTTGCTTTAAAACGGCCTGTTCTGAGATCATCATTCATCAATTCGATGAATTCTACTTTTCTGGTTTTATCGGCTGGCTCTACTGTTATCTGGTATCTAGAAGACAGCTCTTCTGAAATCTTTTTGCCCAACCCGCCAGTATCCATTACCATCTTTTCAATATTGAACTTGGATTGTAGTAACTTTATTTGATCGGCTAACTCAGTAATGCCCTGTCGTGTAGTAACTATTTCTTCTACTAAAAAGGTGCTTCGGGTTTCCTCGCTGTAAGCCAGTACTGCAAGAGCGTCGGCATCGTGAAAACCAATGTCGATGCCCAAAATAAAAATGTAATCATGGGCAGGTAATGTCCCAGAGTAATCACATTTATCGGGGGAATAATGATAAACAAGACTATTTCTGTCTAAAACCCATTTACCAAACCACTCACGTTGTATCTTGGGGTGGTCAACAGACAGTCCGGTTCGTTCTAGCTCTTCTTTTAAAATTTCGTGGTGTGTGTAACCTTTTTTAAGGGCTGGAAAATGGTTGTTATCGAAAAAAGACCAAAAATGATGGGACCACGTAGCATTCTGTGAACAATCATAGAAATAGCCTGCCGGAACCGGTCCTGGAGTTCCTATGAGAATCAGGCTTCCCGCGTGATCCATCAAAGCCGGGGCCAGAACCTCATCAATCAATTCTTGTATATAAATTGGAAAGCTTTGACACTCATCTAAATAAACTTTCTTAATCGAAAGTCCACGAAACTTTTCTATGTCTGCTTTATCTGCAGCACCGGATAGATAAACAATACTTCCATTGGGAAATTGAATTGAAAGGTCAGATTCATTAAATTCAGCACCAAGCTTAAACTTTCTATTAAGCTTTTTGAACTCTGGCCAGATGTTACGTTTTGCAACCCCTCGGGTTAGGGTTACATAAACACACACTACCTCATCATTCTCTAGCGCAGTCCAGGTTAGGTCTGCTGAACATGAGACAGTTTTTCCACTTCTACGTGTAGTAACGGCGGTCTTGAAACGGGCAGGATCTAAAACAAAATCTAACTGTTGTTTAAAAAGAAACTCTTCAACTTTAAACGGTTTAATCTGTCTTTTCTGGAGCTCGGATACAACCTTTTCAAGACTCGGCTTTGTTAATGTGGGCTTTTGCGAGGGCAAGAAGCTCCTCTTCGGACGCACCTTCCAGGGCTTCTTCCGCCTTTTTCTGATCTGTCTGGATAGAGGAAAGTACTTTTATATAGTTAACCAGCGCCGAGGACCGGTCGCGGTGAAGGGGGCCTTTGACGACTTCTCCGTATAGATGATTTATGTCGAGTCGCAAAGTTTCTAGAAGCTTTTCTAAATTTTTAGCCAATTCCTGACGCATTATTGCTTTTTAAGCTTTTCTACAGGCTCTTCCGCAAGAAGAAGATATGACACTTCACTTAATGGAATAATGGCAACTCGATTGTTTCGGCTGACTTTGAGATAGTTTTCAACCAATTCAATCTTTTCTACATCTTTAACATTTCCAGCTCCCAGGGTTTTAACCCCATTGAGTCTTAGGTCACCAATGTTAATAGGTTGTTTTAAAATGGCATACTGAACTTTCATTATTTATCCTTTGAAAGGGTTAAAATCTAAACGACCTTTGTTACAAAGTTTGCCCATTTTGGTAATTGAGGTTATTTCTTTGCAATCTTGTGGAATGAGGTTTTTTGCAATTCCAGCTCTTCGCCAAGCTTTCTTCACATACACCCAATGAAGAACTCCAGGGCCACTTACTGAATACCCAAAGACAACATCAGGATCCTTCTCAGAACAACAAACTGTAACGACATTGTTTGCCAAACGATGTGCAATTATCTTTTTGTAATTATTAAAAAAAATTTCTTCTTTAATTTGCTTAAACCAATTGTTGCCATAGTAAGTGGCCTTGAGCCACGTCGCATAAATTAAAGGGTAGTCTGCTTCTGTCGCGGGTCTTAACAAAACTTTCATACATTTGTTATGTGTGCGGCCAGGGTCTTTACAGCTTTTTGAACTGCTTCATACGGATACTTGAGACGTTTACTAATTTCATGGTCTGAAAATCCGGCTGAATGTAATTTCCAAATTGCTTTGGCTTGTTTGGAAACAAACGGGAAATGATGGAGCATTTGAGAAGCAAGTTCATAATAGCGTTGCTTTTCAGCAAAAGTTGTTGGATCGGACACAAATCGTTTTGAGTGATAGTCTTTTAAACTGTACTCACCACTTTCTATGTCAACAAACCCGCTATCCTTGAGCTTCTTTTCCCACTTCTTTTGGAGCGCTTTCCACTCCTTGCTGTTCTTTTTCACGGGATTTCTCAACTAACATTTGTTGGTATTTTGCAGGGTGCAAAAGATAGTAGGCGGCTTCGTTAGCCAGGGCTTTTCGAACGCGGCGGCCCAGAAGAGTAAAATCAATCCAATCTTGATCCTCTGGAAGGTGCTGGATCATTACGGCAAAAAGATGTCTATTTACCTCGTTAGGCTCTAAGCCCTCTTTCTCAAGAAAGACTTCACGTTGAGCTAACAGATCGTCGTAGTTAGTGGCTAGTTTTGTTTTTTTGCGTAGCATTAGGCAGTTTCTCCAGAAGGGGAGGGAGAGGTTGACGGCGCCTCTCCCTCATTTGAGGATGGAGCAGCTGCACGTTGCTCCGCCATAATCTCTACGTTAGCTCTATTTAGCTTACGAATCTTTTGATTTAGCTTATTAAGCTCATTCTGAAACTCTTCAATCTTGTACTGAAGCTCCCCCGCCTCAGCACACGTCTTATAATACTCCTGAAGCAGTTCATTACGCTCTTTGATGTCTTTTTTTGGGTTTGTTAGACCAATCGAACGTAGTATACGGCGAGCTTTTCTATTCATCTTCACTCCTAATTACTATTATAGCAATAATAATGCCAAATGTCAATATCATTATTGCAATTAATGTGTTATTATGGTAACTAAGGTGTTATTAACGTAATTAATACTGCTACACTTACATTTAATGCTTGACAAGGTGTATTACTACCTATATACTATATCTACCTGTTATCGCCTATAACCAATCGATAAGCATTAACTATAGCCCCACCTTAATACTATAGATAACTTATGCTTATATAGCCGTTTTATGTATTATTAACGCACTGAGTGTTGATATACGTGACTCACTGTGTTATAATGTTTTAAATGAAGATTGTTGATGTAAAACAAAATGGTCGTGATTGGCGAGAGTGGCGTGGCAGGGGACTAGGCGCATCCGAGGCTCCTATTATTATGGGTGAATCTCCATATCAAACCCCTTTTGAGTTGTGGTTGGCAAAGACTGGGATAAGAGAGCGACCTCCAGCCAATGAGTTTCAAGTTGCCGCTATGAAGCGTGGAACAGAATTAGAACCTGTGGCAAGGGCAATTTTTGAAAATAAAATGGGTGCCAAGTTTCCAGCCTTGTCAGCTGAGCATGACGATTATGAGTTTATTAGAGCATCTTTTGATGGAATCAATTTTGATTTAAAAGCTTTGGTAGAGATTAAATGCCCCGGTAAAGATGCACATGCAAAGGCTTTAAAAGGTCAAGTTCCTAAGTACTACATGGCTCAAATACAGCAACAGCTTATGGTTAGCGGAATGGAAAGATGCTATTACGTGTCATGGGACGGTAAAAGCTCGGATGTTGTTGTTGTAGAGGTATTGCCTGACTTAGAGTATCAGCAGGTGCTGCTGGAATCTGTTGTTGAGTTTTGGCGGAAAATTCAAGAACGAGAGTTACCTGAGGTATCAGCAAAAGAAGTAGCAGCATTGGTAGCTAATGTTGAAAAAGACATTACTAATATCGTTAATGCCTTATCTGTTTTTAAACTTTTAGCGGAACAAAAGGCTTTAGCTTGAAAAGGTTTATTTTTTTAATTTTTAGTTTTGCTTTAATGGGTTGCGCATCAATGCGTTGCGGGCAGACAGTAAGTATGAAGTATGGAAATACCTCTAAAACTTATTGCGATAATGGAAGACTTTGGAAATAGGTGGGGGAGATACTTTGAGTAATAAATTAGGCTCTGTAGTTGAAGGTTTTTCTTTTTTTATGGAACAAAATGGGGTTTTTACTCCAATTCGAGGGTATGAAAATTATAAAAAATACTCTATTACTCCCGGAACCTATACAATCTCAGTGTCTATGGACGGAACAATGCGATTTTGTCCAATGTCCGTAACCTCAGACAATATCATTGATTTACCGGAAACAGTTTCGGCAAAGGTTGTTGCTGAAATTCAAAAGTTTTGGAGCACGGAAACGGCCCAAACGTTTAAAGATTATGGTTTTGTGTATAAACGGGGAGTACTTTTATATGGGGCACCCGGTACAGGTAAAACCTGCACAATAAATAAAGTTATGCATGATGTGGTGTCCCGTGGCGGAATTGTTTTTTTCAATCCGGATGCCAGAGATCTATCCACTGCTGTCAGTAGAATTAGAGAAATTCAACCTGATGTTAAAATTTTGGCTGTTTTTGAAGAGTTTGACGAGTATTGCGATGAGAGTTCATTTCTTTCCTTACTAGATGGAGAGTTGCAGTTTGGAAATGTTTTGTACATTGCTACTACAAATTATATTGGGAGAATTCCTGATCGAATCAAGAATCGTCCAAGTAGGTTTGCTACGGTTATTGAAGTAGGCCCCCCTTCCTCTGAGGCACGGAGAGTTTATTTACAGCACAAACTAAAAGCACCCCACATAGAAAATTTAAACACGTGGGTACATGTCACGGAAGGGTTGGTAATTGATCAGATTAAAGACGTAATCGTTTCAGTTTGTTGTTTAGGAAAATCTTTAACAGAAGTTGTTAACAGTTTGAATAAACAAAAGACTGTCATGCCAGAAGGTGATGAATAATGGTCAAAAATCGTAAGGTTTTTCAACGACTGTTTGTATTAGCTGACTTGATGGGGGTATCTGTTGTTACGGATATGTTTGATTCCAGAATTTATCCTAATGCGGTATTAAGTTGTGCTGGATACTATGATTGGGGTAAAGATGTTATTTATTTGGGTGTATATGTTGATCTGCCTTTAGAATGCCTTCTTGCCCATGAATTGGTTCATTCTACCGGTCACCAAACGAGATTAAATCGTCTTAAAACCGCAGGCAAACCCTTTTTTGATCGAAATTCAGAAGAGCGTGTTGCCAATTACGGAGCTATAGTTCTTTTAAAATTGTTGGGAGCTAAAAAACCAGAAAAATATTTTGAACAATATTTTGCATGGGATGTTGAAACCTATCTCAGGCCTTCTAAAACAGAAAAACAAAAGGCCCTTAAGGCAGTAAGATATTTAAAATCTTTGGCGTTAAGTAGCAAAAGTAAAAAAGCCGCGTAAAGATGTGCGAGGCAGAGGGTTTGGAACGTTTAGCTAAAAACGTTAAAAAGGGGGAAAAATGAAAGCATTTCATAACAACCCAAAGATAAAAGAAAAATATTTAGCCAGAGTGCGGGCACACGCTTTAGCCGATGAAATTATACAAGGAATATACTGGAAAAACGGTAAAGGGTGTGCGGTTGGTTGCACTATTCATGGCTCAGATCACGGCGCTTACGAGCTAGAACTTGGGATACCTCGCATTATTGCACGTCTGGAAGACGGCATCTTCGAAGGCTTACCATTAGTGGAAGCAAAAAAATGGCCCGAACAATTTTTGGATGCAATACCAGTAGGAGCTGATTTATCAACGGTATGGCCTATGTTTGCTGTTTGGCTGCTCACCGACGTTCTACAATACTCCGATGTGAATACAAAAAAGCCAATCCAAGATGTAATAGACGCATACAAGTTAATTTTAGCTGATCCAGGGGCCGTTATAGATTGGGCAGGTTTGGCCCGTGCTGCTGCTTATGCTGCTGTTGCTGCTGGGGATGCTGCTG